GGAAGTTGTTGGCACTGTTCTGAAACAAATCTGGGGGAACCAACTCCGCAGGACCCATCGCTGACGGTGTCGCACCGGGTGCAAACGGGTCAGCGCCGGGGGCGGCTGGATCAACAGGTCCGGGTCCAGCACCTAGTAGGCCTGTGCCATCACCCATCGCGTTCGGTTCAACCCCCGCAGCCTGATTCGCACCATTGGACATCAAACCCTTCAACGCGCCAGTGATGGCCCCGTTCGGCACGAACGCGCCAGGATCGGTGGACAACCAGCGCGGCATACCGAACGGGGTCAACTGTTGGAGTAAAGAATCAGCGCCGATACCCAACATGTCGAATCCGTAGGTGACACCGCGTTTGGCGGCGTTGGTTCCCATACCAATTGCGAACTGTGTTGCCGCGCTGGCAGCCATCCCACCCTCGGGACCACCAGCACCCATTGAAGCGCCCATTGCTGCGGCGCTGGCCGCCGACGATACTGCCGACGCGGCCTGGTCGATGATGCCGTTGATGAACTCCCCGCCCATATCAATGAATGAAGAGATGGTTGATCCGCCGACCGGGGCGGTGTTTCCGGCCGCCGCCGGCATTGCGCCTGCGGTTCGCATGTCTTCCAGTTTTTTGACCGCGCCGCCTTTGGCTGCGTGTAAGGCTTTGCGGAACGAGTAGACGCCGCTTTGCCCGCCCATCGCATTAACGTCTGCAGCGGTGAGGACGTGTTCGCCGTCGGACAGCATCGCCGGGATGACATCGGATTTAGGTCCACCGCGACCGGAAATGCTGCCGCCGCCAGCCCTGCCTGGCTTGCCCCTGTACCGGGGAACGGGTGCGGGTGTGGGCTGGAAGATGGGGTCGCGGGATGCGCCGGGTACTCCCATACCGGGTGCGAAAGCCTGGTTTTGCATGTTCTTTCCGGCTTCGGAATTCTTTCCCACAGAATTTATGGCATTGCTGAGGCTGGCACCGCCGATAACACCACCGGCAATGATGGCTGCAATCGCCGCGAGGGGCGCGTAGGCCGCCGCCGCTAATCCCGCGGTGGCTCCTAAAGCGCCATTTAAACCTATGATCGCGGTGGTTACCGCAGCAATACCGGTGATGCCCTGCCATGCCACGAACGCCACAACGACCGCTTGGATAGCGCCGGGGTGTTCTTTCAGATATCCGAGGATGCTTCCGAGGACACCGACCAATCCTCGAGCAGCGTCGGCGGCTGAGGTGAAGAACGCCCGGATTTGTTCTTTGTTGGCGTTGATCCACGCACCGAGTTCGTTGAGCTTCGTGGTGATGGTGGTGATGGACTCTTTCATGCCCTGCGCCGGATCGCCGGAACCGCCGAACAGTGCGGTGAGGAAGTTAGCGCCCACCCGGGCAACCGCGGTCTGCATGTTCATAATGGCGCCCTGCAAGGTGTTACCCAAGCCTTGCGCCATGCCGGCGGCGTTGTCGTTGATGCTCTGTTGCAGCATCGCCATCGTGATTTCGCCCTTGGCCAGCAAGGCGTCAAAGTCTTGGCCGCTGGCGGTGACTGATGCGCGAATCCACGACGTTGCCGGGAATCGGGTGTCCAGTCGTGCTAACGCTTCCCCGCTGACATTGCCTTTGTTGACGATGTCTTGGAACACGTCACCGATTTCGGCCATGCTGGTGCCGCCGATAGCGGCGGCGTCAGCGACCGACGTCATGTAGCCCTTGACGTCTTTCACCCCGGCGCCGATAGCGCCGACCGCGGTGCCAAAAGCCTCATCCAAGGAGAATGGGGTTCCGCTGACAACGTCGGTGACATCTTGGACGGCCTGCTTCACGTCGACCATCGGCCTGCCGAACTTCGCGGCAGCTTTGTTCAACGATTCAAGTTTGTTTTTTGCGGTGTCTAACGCGACAAGCCGGTCGAAACCTTTAGTGAGGGACAAACCGATTCCGGCAATAGCCAGCCCGGCCCCGGCGGTCAAACCCGAGGAGAGGGCTTTACCGGCGACCATGCCAATGTTGTTCATTGCGCCGCGGCCACCGAGTTCGCTGCGCCACCCCGCGATGACCCGACCTAAACCGACACTGCCCACCCCGGCAGCGAACGAATGCCCAAACTCTGCACCGATCTGCTTGCCGCGCAAACCGGCCACGGCACCTTTGCCGATGACTTGGCCGATGCGGGCACCAATACGATCCAGTTTGGTGTTGGGGATGCCGGCCATAATGTCTTGGTCGGGCCGCCACCCACTTCTGAGTGCTTTCGATGCCTGCGCCGAGATGCGCGAACCAATATCTTTGCCTGCAACGTCGGCGGCTTTCCCACCGCCCTGCAAAGCCTTCTTGATACCGGCTTCAAGTTTTGAGGTTTCGGCAACGATGGACACATAGCCTGTTCCAAGTTCAGTCGCCACGGCCCATCCTTTCCATCTCTGCTTTCAGTTTCGCTTTTCGGGCCTTCAAGTCTTTGGCCGATGTGGGTGTGCTTCCGGGTGCCGCCGTCGGCTTATCAACCGGCCGTTTCACCTGTTTCGGTTTGTCGCCCTTGCCGCCGCCGCGCTGCCAGTTACCCCACTGGACGGCACTCAGCACCGCACCCAGAAAATCCAGCTCCGGGGTCCACCACCACGACTGCGGATGGGTTTTGCGATAAAACGCCGACCCGGCAGTCGGTGGCAGATGGGTGACGAAGTCGCGGAGGTCATTCCACGACAACCGCTCCCCGACATCGTCGATGGTGTAACCGGTCATGGTCATCAAATCAAAATTGATGGCCCCGCCAGACTCGTCTAGGAGTCGGTCGAGGCCACCAATTCCCCCACAGTGATTGTGGAGCCGTTCTGAATGAGTTCCGCGATCTGCTCCAACTCAAACAAGTGCAAGCCGTTGATGACGTGCAGCTCGGTCTCGTCGACGAACGGTTTAAGCAGCGACAGCACCGTTTCGATGCCCCGGTCTTGCGGAGTCAACGGTTCCCCGTCGTCGCCTTTCATGTCGTCGATGGCCGCCAGGGCTTTGTTCAGTTCTTTGAACTGCTGGCGGGACATGCAGTCGAAGCGGGGCACCGTGAACCTGACCGGGGTGCGCCCTTTCACTGGGGCACCGTTTTCGTCGAATGCGTAGTCGCCGTTGGCGTCGACCGGCAACACAATTTCGATGCGGGCCGACCGGTGATTGGCACCGATGATGGGTTTAGACATGGGGACGGACCTTCCTTGTTGTGACGTGCGGGTACGGGCCTGATGTCAGGCTGCGGTGGGTGGCAGGCCCGTCCCAAGACACCACCCACCGCAGGATTGGGTTACGACCCTGCGGACTTGCCGGCGTCGTGGATGTACTCGATGACCGCTTCGGCGTTGCCCGTGGCCGGCTTGTAGCAATCCACGGTGATCGTGTACTTGAGCAGGTCGTTGTGGACGTAGACGATTTCGCCCACCTCGACAACTGCTCCCTCTTGGATGACCAGGCGGCGGGTCTTGTTGCCGTCCACGGTCTGGACGATGAACGCCGACCGGGGAAGCTGCTTGGAGCGGTGCTCCACCTTGATGGTGCGGTTACCGGCACCGTCGACACCCAACGTAATCCCGGTTCCGAACACCGTCTCAAGGACGTCGGGATCGGTTTCCAGGAGGGAGAGTTGCAGGGATTCCGCGTAGGAGCCCTGCGTGGTCTTGACGAGGTCAGAGCCGAAGGCGTAGTGCTTTTGGATGTCGCGCTCGGTGGTGACGGTGATGCCCTCTTCGCCCAACCAGCCGTGGTCGACGAACAGAGCGTTCAGCGGCGAGGTGGCGTTGGTGGGGAGGGTGGTTCCCAGCGGTGCCCGGTAGAAAACGCCACCGGAATCCGGGCGGGTAGGCGCCCAGATGATAGATGAATCTGGCATGACAGTGTTGCCCCTTTCAGGCTTCCGGGACGGGCCTGACAGGTTGTTATTTAGTTGTTTATTCGGTTGTTATTCAGTTAGCTGCCTGGGGGAACTGACAGAATCGGGGCGGTCGACAAGCTCAAGTTGCCCTGAAATTGCCACCGCTCCATGTCGATGATTTCCGGGTGCGGAAAGTCGACAGGGCCTTGCTCGTTTGACCAGTTGCGGATCCACGCGCCCTCCACCGTGGTGGAGATCGCGTTTCGCAGCGCCGCCCTAGCCGTGGCCGTCATGTTTTCGCATGTTTCAACATCGGGGCCGAAACATTCGATGAGGATGCGTGCCACATCGGTGATCGGGGTGTCTTGGCTGCCACCGATCCGAGACACCTTGATGAACCGGATCGGGCGCTGTTTCGGCATCCGCGCCGACACCAAGGCGTATTCGCCAAAAGCGTCAGCCAGCACCGAGATCGTCACTTTGACTGCTGGCTTGGCGGTGAGATACCAGACGGTCACTGAGCGCCACCCAATGCCCGAATCAACGTGTTGTATTTGGCGTTGTGGCGGATCGTGTGCGGTGACACGGCGGCCACCGACACACGCCAGCGGCCTTGGTTGACCTGCTTGCCTGGTTGAGAAGTCATCTCGTAGGGTCGGTCGGTGCCACCGTTGCGGGTGAAGCTGCTGTTAGCGGCGTTCAACACTGTTAGGCCGATGCCTTCCAACACGTCCTGCACCGGCCCGGAGTAACGGATTGCCCGGAACCCGGCAATGTTGGGTTTGAAGCGGACCTGGGCCATTAGGACCCGTATTCGGACAGGACGCCGATAGCCCGGTACGAGATTCGGTACGGGGCCAACCGTTGCTTCAAAGCATTGGTCAGCCACGGGCCGGACGTGGTCGCTGATTCGGTGCCGACATAGACGCCAGCGGCTTCCCGCGCTGTGGAATAGCCGCTGGCGTCATAGTCTGCAACCGTGATTGACGGTTTCGTAAACACCGCTGCGACGATGGTGGCGACCACCCGAACAACCGGACCCGGAACCGGATTCAGTTCAGTGTTCAGGTAGCCGATCACCAGATCGGTGGCCTGGTCAAGCTGATTGCTGACCGCCACCGATTCGGCTGCTGTGAGTGACCGCCCGAGAGCGGCCACCACATCAGACGACGTCGCATACGCCATTACTACGAGCCCGAGTTGACCAGCGCCGACACCGGGGTCTTGTTGACACCCAGCGACGTGGCGTGCTTGCCCAACACGTAGGCGTAGCGTGCCTTGAAGCGCAAAGCCACCATGTCGCGCTCGGCCAGGTTGATGCCACCGACGGTGGCCTGATCCAAGAACTTCACGGTGATGTCCTGGCGGACACCGATGCGGATGCGGGTGGAGTCGGCCACCAACGCCTGAACACCGGCGCCAGTCCATGCACCGTTACGGTTCAGGACAGTGTTGAAGCCGGCGAACTGCTCGTCACGCCACACCGGCTGACCGGTGGAGTCACGAACGTTGATGACGTCGTAGCGGAACGTCAGCGGTGCCAGCAGCACGTCGGGCTGGAAGCCCGCCGCCGCGACCTGGCGGGCCGCCTGAGTGACGCCACCCACGAGGTCAGCCGTGTTGGCTGTGCCTGTGGTGTAGGTGACGGTCTGCGAAGCCGCAGACGCCGCCGGGTACAGAGCAGCCGAAGTCCACGACGCGGGCTTGCCCACACCGAAGATGACGGCCTGGTCGAGGCGCTTGCCCATCGACTCACCGGCACGGTTGGTGATTTCCTCGAGGATGGGTGCGGTGGCATCCGCCAGCACATCCTCGTGGACCGGGACGATGACGGCGAGTTCTTCGACGACCATCGTCAGATCGGCCCAGTTCACTTCGCTGGTCGGCTTGGTCTCGGTCTCCGACACCCACGAGGAGTCGGGGAGAGTGGACAGCACCGGCAGGTGGGTCAGCTTGGTGCCCAGGTTGACGGTCGGGAAGGCGCTCAGAACCGTGGACCCGGCGACAGCCGCGGCCAGGAGAGTCTGCGAGTACGCTTCCTCGATTGCTGTGGATACATCGGCGCGATTGATATCGGCCATAGTGTTACACCCCTTTCAAAAGGTGATTTTTACCGCTCAGGTGGCGGTGATTGTTTTGCTTGGATCAGGATTTGCCGCGAAAATTGCGGACAACGGCGGCGGCCCTGTCTTTCGGGTCCAACCGGTTATCTGAACCGGTGGCACCAGACTTGTAGGACGTCGCCTTGGGCCGTTGAGCCTTCGCCAACTCAGACACTTCAGCCAAATAGTCTTCAGCGGAGGTTTCCAGTTCTTCAACTGTGCTGCCGCTGATCCTGTGGGCCGGCACACCTTTGGCGGATGCCACTGTGGTGCGGACTGTGTTGAAACGTTCGGATTCCAACTCTTTTTCAAGCTGGGCCATCCGTTCCGACACTTTCTGCACCTCGGTCTTGGAGGCTTCTTGCAGCTTGTCGAACTCTGCTGCTTTGGTCTTCAAGTCGGTGTAGTCGGCGTATTTGGCGCGTTCCCGGGCGATCCTGGCACTGACTCGTTTGTCGAAGTCCTCCTGGGAGGTGATTGCTTCGAATTCTGAGGCGGTGTCGGTTTCGATTTCCGGGGTTGGCTGTTCGCTCATCGGTTTTCTCCGTGTTATTTGAAGCCCCGTCAGGCTTTCCGTTATCTACTGCTGTGTCCCCGTCGGGACTCCACCCATTAACCGCTGGGTGTCGGCGTTACGTTTGTTTTAGTACTGCTCTTAGGGTCGCTTCGACCGGTGCGCCGTACTGCTTAGCCCAGTCGTCTGGCTCCCCGGTAATGATTGCAACTGGAACTGTTTTCATTCCAATTTTCTTAGCAGCCCAGACACGATGGTTACCGTCGCTCAGGACGGCATACTTTCCGGATTCACCGACTTCAATGGCGGGGAAATTCTTGAAAGCACCCCAACCTTCGGTTCGCAGACGCTCTTCCATCTTTCTCATGTATGAAGCATCGTGTTCCTGCGTATATGGATTGTTCTTGGAATAGTGCGTCAACGTGCTGATCGGAAGTTCAACGGTGCCAGGTTCGTTTGCCGTGGGGGCAGGCGAATTATTTTTTCGCATCTTGTTGACTATGTCGTTGAGGTTTCCCCCAACCTCGTCGCGGGCCGTGTTGTATTCCTCAAGCCAGTCGGCCACGTAGGCCGGTGGCGTGTAGGTGTCGCCGCCACGAACCGGAACGGCCATGCAGTGGCAGTTGTCGTGGCCCTTGATGGCGTTGGCAGCGGACTTGTAGACCGCTTCCCGGGTGGCCAATACCCGGCACCAGGCGCAAGCTTTCGCGGAGGCGTAGCGGGCGAACCGCACTCCTTCACGCTCAGCGTTTTCGACCACCGTTGTGCGTGAAGTGGTGAAGATGTGGCGTTCAGTGGTGCCGATCATCGCCGCCAACGGATTCAGTTGGCTGAACGCCCACCCCACCGAACCTGACAGCACATCGCGTTCAGGTAGCAACGACGGCCGGGTGTCGAAAGTGCTTTCCGGGGCTAAAGAGTCGTACCACTCTGCCGATAAGGTTCCGGCCGCAGACAAAAACGGATCAACCACATCGGGGTAAGCCTGTTTCATCTGTTCAGAATTGGCGCTGCTGAACAGTTGGGTCACAGACCTGCCCGCCACCACCGATAGGCGAAGGAGCAGCCCTTGCAGTGCAGCGACTTCAGTTGGTGACGGCACCGTTACTCAACGGCATATTGGCCGGGGAAGGGCTCGGGGACGCGGCCGGCATCTGCTGCACCGGCACCTGCTGCAACGCCGCCACCAACTGGTTGGCCTGATTGCGTCGCAACCCATCCTTGATGGACTGAACCTTTTGCTGCGTTACACCCGGCACAATGTCGACCAGCTCATCAATGGGGATACCGGCGGCGGCCAGCTTCGTGATGCCGTCCACGATGGCACCGAACGCCCTAGCTTCGGTGTCACGCCACTGCACCTCAGACCCGGTATCAATAGCCGTTTCGGTGTCGCCCTCAATTTCGCCGGCCAGCCGAAACACTTGCTCCCAGCTTTCCCCAAACGAATCCCGCTTCGAGGTCAACTTGCGCTGCTGGTTCGCTTCCGACGCCGCCAAAGCCTCAGCACTGAGGTTCACCATTTTTCCGGTGACCTGAGCGGGGCTGATTTGGGCGGCCATCGCAATGTGGTTCATAATCTCGTCCAACACCGAGTTGTATTGATCCAACCCGGCCGGCGGGAACGAGTTCACCGACACGTCCGGGTCCTCAAACGCCCACACCCGTCGGGCTGAAGCCCGCAACACATCGGCCGCCGAACCCGACCAGCCCGTGATCACCTTTTGTGGATGCGCCCCGAACCGTGAGGCCAACAGTCGGTCGAAGTTCACCGAGTTGAGGGTGCGCTGCATTTTGATCAGCGGATCTATTTCCCCGACAATCATGTCGTCGGCGTCACGAGTGTTGATGAACCTGACCACCGGGCAGTGCGAAGCACCATGCGGGATCGGCGGATTAAACGCCGAAATGTTGGCGACCCGAGCAACCAACGTCTGATATTCGCGGGATGCCAACGCCGGAATCTCCCCCAAGTCCAAAGGGTAAATGTATTCCTCGTCGTACAGGGTGGCTTTCCACCTGGGGTGGGCGTCGGTGGAATCAATCCACTGCTCGAAGGCGTACTGCGGCCACAAATCGACTTGCGGATCCTCATACACCGCCAACAGTTGCCGGGGGGAACGGGTCTTCCACACCGAACCCTCATCGCCGGAATACACGATGACGTAGGCGGCACCGTAAGTCACTGCCGGCCGATGAACCTCGGCCTGGCGGGCATCCATACGGTTCCGCTGCCACATCGCCCACCCGGACGCGTTCTCCCGAGCCAACGCCGACTTGTATCCGGTCACGCACAGGTTTTGGGTGAACGAATCCCGCACCAAACCCATCACATTTTTTACCGACAGGTTGGCAAGCTCTTTGATTTCATCCTCGGAACCTTCCGGGACCTCCGGGGCGCCCATCGTGCCCGACACATACCCGTAGATACGGTCCAGATAGGTGCGCTCGTCCAGATGCAGACGCCACATATCGGCTACGACACGGCGGATACCATCTTCATCTAACAATTCACACCTCCTCTACACAAAACATGCTTTGCCCGACCTGACTTTCGGTTTTTCGGCGACCTCACCGGAGGTCAAACCCCACAACGCCAAGGTGGCTGCACATACAGGGGTGATATCTGATTCAGAGTCCTTGCGGGACCAGCCGAAGCCGGAATCCCCGATCTTGCGTTTACGGGCCGCCGCCAACGCCGAGTTCAACAACGGCTGATCCAAATGGCGGATAGCGCCATCCATCACCGAGTCGTAAAACCCGCCGAACGCCGCCGCCATCTGCCTGGCCGACGTCACCGTCACCGTCAAACCCCGCAGGCGCAGCGGATCAACCATCGAGAATGCGGCCGAAGCCCCATCCACCACAACAGCCCGAACATCGTGCCGTTCACACAAATCGACAAACCGTTGCACACCCCAGTCCGGTTCCCCGCGCCGCGTCTCCAACACATCCACATACGGCAAATCCTCAGTGGTCCACGAGGCGGACGCAATCGTCGCGGTCGACCTGTCCGGAGACACATCGAGGGCGAATGCCACTTCGCCGCCGCGGTCCACCACATTGGCGTCGGCCACAACTTTCCACGAGTCCGCCGAGATCACTCGCTGCGATCCGGCAGAATCCCACATGCCCAGCCGCTCCCGGGCAAAACCTTCATCGGAGAACCGCGCTCGTTCACCAGCAATGACATCCCATTGCAGCCGGCCACCCAAAGCCGGATTGGCTGCCGCCGCCGACAACGGATCATCCAAATCGGCGGAACCCAGACACGACCATTCATGCCACGCCAACCTTGAGGACTTCCCTGATAGGGCATCGTCGCGGGTCCTTGACCACACTTCGCCGTTGGCGGTCGGGCCTGGCGGGGTGCCCGTGAAAATCCATTGCGGATTACCCAACGGGGCCGCCGACGTTGTGGGCATCAACGCTTCTAAGGCGTCGTCGGAAAGTTCCTGCGCCTCATCACACACCAGGACATCGACGGTAAACCCGCGACCGGAGCCTTTCGAGCGGGCCACGAATTCGACAGATCCGCCGTTCGTCAACACGATGGCCTCTTGGCCGTTCGTTCGACGAATGTCTTTCACCAGGTCGGCCATCTCAGGCCACTTGCGGGTGTTCTCAAAAAACGAGGCCAACCGCAGAAACGCTTTCCGGGCCGTCTTCACCTCGTGGGCGGTGTGCAAAAATTTCTCCCCGAGCTGCACCATGCCGAACAGCTCCCGCATCTCAAGGATCGCGTTTTTGCCATTCTGGCGCGGAACAGCCAGCCCGCAGGTCAGCGAAGCGAACTTCCCACCGCGGCCTGACCGGGCCAACCAATCCTCGAGGACCTGGGCCTGCCACACATCCGGGGCCAGCCCGTAGGCCGACGACAAAAAGGCGGCATCCTCACCATCCCCGCGAAATCGGCCTTTAGGCGCGACGTGAACCCGAGGCGTCTGAACGCCGTGCGGCAAGTTCATCTAACGCCGTGCCCTTCCGTTGAACCGGGGCCAACTGATCCAACTCGCGCACCACATCGGCGAGCTGCTTGGTGATCGGCGCAATGTCTTTCGGCGCCCCATCGAAGTCGTCGACCAGGCCGGCCAAATAGTCACGCAACGACGTCAACGACGCCACCCGATCCCCCGACGCAAAGGCGTCAGCGACAGTCACTGCACCCAACAGCGGGCAGGGACTGATTCGGGAGCACCAAATCCTCACCCGTCTTGCAACCCGCCAGAATTGAGGCTGCTACCAGCAGCAATGCCGCCATTTTGTGCATCAGGTCTCCAAGTTTTCCGTGGTCGGGGGGATATTTGCCGCA